TGATGTCGGCGAATGGGAGTCAGTTTCAGCATGGAAGTGGAAAGGAAAGAAACAGCCACCTCTGGAATACCAAATACCCATTATCGAAAAAGACATCGAAGATGTCAATATGGGGCTGGATCTGTTTGATAAGGCCCTGGATAAGGTAAAATGTACGAATAGGTACATGCTTGAGGGCAATCACGACGATTGGACCAATCGATTTGTGGAAAGATACCCCTATATGGGGCATTTTGCTTTTAAAGAGTGCAGTAACCTTAAAAAACGGGGATATCACTTTTACGGTTATAACCGACCCCTGAAGTTAGGTAAATTAAATTTTATACATGGCGCCTATGCAACGGTATACCACGCTAAGAAACATCTTGAAGCTTATGGCAGCAATATTGTTTATGGTCATACTCACGATATTCAGCGTCATTCACTTACTAAGCTCGATAGTGGTACTATTGGCGCTTGGAGCATGGGCTGCCTTAAGGATATGTCTGCTGAAAAGAACAAATGGTTAAGAGGCAGACTGCATAATTGGAATCATGCGTTTGGAATTATCACATGGCACAGCAATGGGAACTTTCAAGTCGAAACAATCGAAATACAGAAAGGTAAATGTTTTGTATGGGGAGACGAGGTAGATGGAAACAGGGGTTAGTCGGGGGGATATAGAGTTGGATCATTACAATGATCATGAGGTCGGGTGCGCTGACCCCGTGTTCCATAGGAAGATTAAGGGAGAGACCCATTATGCCTACAAAAATAAGGCAGAACTGCTAAAACGCCATAAAAATGCAAAAATTTCGGATGCGGAGACCGCACAGGAGGGAGATTGGGTAGAAGCCCGTAATGGGGTGATGAGCCAGGTGCTCAAACGGGGCACCATTGGAAAGAATTCTACCTATATACGCACAACCCTTGGTCAATTCAGGCCGTACAACGGAAAGAACCCTATTTCAGGTAAACCGCATAAATCAATATATACATTCACAGCTAAAGACCCGTGGGATTCCAGCGACAGGGAGATACCCAGTGAGATGGAATTAATGTTCATCAACCTGATTTTTGGTCATGTGCCCAAAGAAGTGGCGTATATGCACCTATTCAAGGCGGATAACTATGAATATGCCAAAAAAAGGTCCAGATGGCTATTAAAACAAAAAAGGATAAAAAAAGTGGTTAACGAGAAACTCGCAGATAAAATGGATAAACTGAATCTTACAGAAGAAATGCTGCTCGAAGAGATGTATGACAGCATTGTGTCTGAGAAAGGCTCTGTAAAGTTCAACTATATAAAACTAGCCGCCGAACTTCGTGGGATGATGCCAAAGGAGAAAAGCCAAACGGTTGGCCTATTCCAGAAAGAAGTGCACGGCTTTACTAAACAAGAATTGGAAGCGTTTACAAGGCCAGCACTTGAAGAAAAAAACAATATTGGAAGCGGTCATTGATGACCAGTCACGGATAGAGGGCAAGGATTCGTCAACATGGGATGGGAAAGTCACCGATAGAACGATTAAAGTTTGTCCTGTTTGCGATACTTGTTACGATACTAAATATTATAAAGATCACGCTGATCTGGACTTGGTTACTTATTATCAGGATTTTCCCACATACGGAAAGGAAAGAGTGGCTTGCCCAAAGTGTCTGTGACATTAAACGAAAGATTTTACTGGAAATATCCAGACAGACAACAATGGGGAAAAACTAACTATGTTATACAAACAAGTTGGAAACAAGGTGTATGTGAAAAAAGGCGGAAAACTGACAAGAAACACATATGAAGAATGATGAGTTCAACATTATACCGCCCCCATCAGTTATGGCTGAGCGTGATGAAGTATTAAAAAACTCATATAACGACCTAGTCTTCTTTGGCAAAGCCTTTTTGCCAAAAGATTTTTTAAATAAAAGCGAATCCCCCAATTTTCATTACGATGTAGCAAAAAAACTCATCGTTACCAAGCCAGGACAACGAATCTGCATCATCCTACCAAGAGGATTCGGTAAATCAATACTATCTAAAGCCGCAATAGTGCATAAGCTTTGCTTTGCTAAAGAAGAGGAGCAGCACTTTTTTGCCTGGATATCGGAGGAACAGGGACAAGCCATTGATCATATCAAATATGTCAGGCAGCACTTTGAAGACAATAAGATGATCAAGTATTATTTTGGCAACTTTGACGGTGGACTGGCAGGAAAGCGGTGGACAGAGAAGGATCTGGTGACCGCAAGAGGGGATCGGATAATTGCAAAAGGGACCAATCAGAGGCTGAGAGGTCGTGCGGAAGTGGATGTCAGGTACACTGGCATCATTTTAGATGACTTTGAGTCCGAATTAAACACAAAAACACCAGAAAGAAGATCCGAGATAAAAAAGTGGGTGGTTTCAACAGTGTATCCAGCTCTGGAGGAAAGCCCTGGAAGAGAAGGGTGGATATGGCTTGCGGGCACTATTGTTCACTTTGACAGCTTTTTACAGATGACCTATGACGGATATAAGAAATCCGTAGAGAATGGCACCAAATATTCATGGGATGTGGTGTTCAAAAGGGCAATTGAGGACGAAGCACCTATCTGGCCCGAACAGTTCCCACTTGTAAAGCTTACTAAGAAAAAGAAAGAATTTATAGAAGCTGGACTGGTTAACAAGTTTGCACAGGAATATATGAATGACGCCAGGGATTCTGGGTCAGCAGCGTTTAAAATAGACAGAGTGCAGAAACATAGTTATGAATATAAGTCTGAAGGGAAGTTTTCTTATCTTGCAGATGTAAAACACGCAATTCCAGTAAACATATACATCGGCGTTGACCTTGCGGCAACAGCGTCAGAAACATCAGATTATCAGGTAATCATAGTTATGGCGATGGATTCCAACAAAAACAGGTATGTTCTTGAATATTTCAGGGAACGCATACCCACATTCGATGTTCCAATGAAAATAATAGAAATGACAAAGAAATACCACCCAGTAAGAAGGGTGACGATTGAAACGGTGGCTGCGCAGGAAATGGTCAGGGATATGGTCACAAGACTGTCGGCAACCGAAAGAAGGCTGATGCCTGGGATATTCAAAGGGGTTAAGCCTCCTCCTGGTATAAAAAAGCAAGATCGGCTTGAAACCTCGCTTGGTCCAATGATAAACAGTAAAAAACTATATTTAAGAGATGAAATGACCGAGCTCCTCGATGAAATATTTGAGCATCCCAAAGCACGAAACGATGATTTAATGGATGGTCTTTATTATGCAGATTACTATGCTAGACCGCCAAAAAGCAAAAAGATGGATGTGGATGAATTTGAAGACGAAATAGATGAAAATTCAACTAGGCCTATCGTAAAAGCCTATAATTGGATAACAGGTGCAAAAATTTAATAATAAGGTTTGGTAATATCGGGATTCCTGATAGATTATACGGGTTTATAATAAAATGCCACGATTCTCAAGTAAGTCAAAACGCAAACTAGACACTTGTCACGAAAGCCTTCAGCAACTTTTTAGTGAGGTTGTGAAGTCTTTTGACTGTACTGTAATAGAGGGTCACAGGGGCGAAAAAAAGCAGAACGAAGCCTACAGAAAGGGCAATAGCAAGCTAAAATACCCTAATGGGAAGCACAATAAGACTCCAAGTATCGCAGTCGATGTCATTCCATACCCAATCGATTGGAAAGATAGGGACCGTATGCACTATTTCGGAGGTTTTGTTCTAGGAATTGCAAAAAAAATGGGATTTAAAATTAGATGGGGTGGAGATTGGGACATGGACACACATACCAAAGATAACAAGTTTGACGATCTGGTGCATTTTGAAATGAAGAAATAATGCGAAACACAGATACGGTACCCGCCATGCTCACGCCAGGCGAGTTTGTCATTAGAAAAGACGCTGCGGATCAGATTGGCCCAGAAAATTTACATATGCTGAACAATGTTGATCGCCTCAGCAATACAGCGCTGTTAGAAAACGCCAAGTCCCCTATGGGATATCAAAAGGGTGGAAAAGTAAAAATAGAGGATTACTTTAAATCTGGTCATAGTTATTCCAAGGAAGAATGGGACACTCTTTACAGGGATTATTTTGGAGACAAGTATGGGGGTGGAGATGTTGGGCTAGAGCACGCACAGGAATATGAATATAAACCTAATGTATTAGAAAAGTTTTTAGATATATTGCCAGGGATTGGCGGTAAAAGAGCTTACCAGAGAGCTAGTGACTACGGCGAAAGGGTGCATCATGATCCAGCGGCAGCAGAGGAAAGAGAAAGGCAGTTTGAAAAAGAAATTAGTGCCTATAGTAAGCTTAAGTCAGATATGGTGTCAGAGAACGACAAGACAGTTAAAGACATATTTATGTCGGGATCTTTGCAACATTCCACAGAAGACCCAAGGAATTTTTTATATAGCATGGGCGTTTCTGATATGGACAGAACTAAAATTAATCAATTTATTCAAGGTAGCGATATTGGGCACACGGTATCTGAGGATGATGCCAGACTTAGAAGCGTTGACCCGTATAATATAGCACAAACTGAAAGAGGTCGAGATTTATTTGGCTTTATACCCATGGGATATAAGGGTAGTGTAAGAAAAAATCCTGGGATTGACCCAATGTTAGATATTCAACAATTAAAAGCCCAGATAGACAATATGAAAACTGCTCAGTTTATACCAGGCATGCAACAAGGTGGAGAGGTTATGAATTATCAAAATGGCGGACAAATGAATGATGTTTTGTCCATATTCGGAGAAAAGTCTAAGCAGGGAGACGAAATGCAGAAATTGATGGCAATGGCTGCAATGCAACAAATGCAACGGGCACAACAAGTTCAACAGGCAATCGGTATGCAAGGTGGCGGATACGCAGACGAATACCAGCAAGGTGGAACCGTACAA